GGCGGGATGCCATCTCCCCGCCCGCTGTATGGATTAGAGCGGTGGCACGCTGCGGATTGCGTGGTGATCGTTGAGGGCGAGAAGTGCGTTGACGCTTTGGCGAGTATTGGCGTTGACGCCGCTTCGCTGATGGGAGGGGCCAACACCTCGCTGGACAAGGCAGATCTGACGCCGCTGGCCGGCAAGAAGGTGGTGTTGTGGCCGGATGCCGATGAGCCTGGCCGGAAGCTGATGGCGGGGCTGGAAGGGCCGCTGAGGGCCATTGGCTGCTCGGTGCGGGTATTGGGCATCCCCGCGGGCAAGGCTGATGGCTGGGATGCAGCAGACGCCATTGCGGAGGGTTTTGACGTGGCGGGGTTCCTGCGGGAGCCGGAAACCTCCTCGGCAATCCTGCACGAACTATGGCCGGACATCTCTTTTGTTTACGAACCGGAGCTGGTTGAGGACCTGTTTCCGCGGGTCGGGTTGGGCACGATTTATGGCCCCTCGACGGCCGGCAAGACCTTTGTCGCGCTGGACTGGATGGCGTCGATCGCCACGGGACGGCAGCTGTTCGGACGGGATACCGAACCCGTGGGCGTGCTGTATTTCGCCTTTGAGGGGTATTACGGCATCCGCAAGAGGATCTCCGGCATCAAGCAGGAAAAGGGCTACGGGCCCGTGGCGCTTGAGCTGGTGGACGCCCCGTGGACCCTCTCGGATGCGGACGACTGGGCCGGCTTAAGGGCCCATATCGTTGCGGCAAGGGAGCGCCTCGAGCAGACAGGTTTCGGGCTCGGGATCATCGTGGTGGATACCCTCACAGCCGCTTACGCCGGCATTGACGCCAACTCTCAGGCCGAGGTGACCAAAGCCATGCGCCAGCTGAAACGGCTCGCCATGGACATGCAATGCCTGGTGCTTGTGGTCGGCCACACGGGCAAAGACACCACGAAGGGAATGGTCGGATCGTTCGCCTACAAGTCCGAGAGCGATACTTTTATTGAGCTCAGAACAGAGAAAAACGAGGGCGACGGAAGCATCAAACGGCGGTCGATCTTTATAGAAAAAGTAAAGGATGGGCCGTCTGATTTCGTCCTCTCGGACTACGCCCTGATCGAAGTTCGGATCGGCACGAAACCCAATGGCAAGCCCATCACGACCTGCGTGGTGGAGTGGGTCAAGCCGCCAGAAAAGGATGGCGAAGCGGGCGCCAAGCCGCTCTCAAAATCAGCTCGGACCATTCTGGCGATGCTCTTCGAGGGGCCGAAATTCGTAAAAGAGCTTGCGGAAGAAACTGGCTTGAAAAGGCCCACTGTGCAGTTGATCCTTTCAGAATTGAGTGTTGCCAAGAAAGTTTATGCTAAAGACGTTGAAAACGCGAAATTGTGGTATGTGTTGGAAACCGAGGCAACACCTCAACAGCAATGAAAACAATGGTTTAAGGGTGGGTGTTGGATGTGTTGGCAACATGTTGTGTGTTGTGTTGCGGATACCGGGAGTGGTGTTGCTAGCTCCGGGGGCCATCGGAGATGGGCCCCGAAGCAACACCCGATCCGGGGGCAACAGGGCAAAGGGAAGAATTTTCTTTTCCAAAAATGTCAGGCTTGCCGATCGTCTGCGGCTTGACGCCTGGCGCGAGTTGCGGCAGGGATGTTCGCGCAGCAGGAGATTGATTGATGACCCACACCGAAGCCGTCGCCGAGTTCCGCGAAGCCAGCGCCGCAGTCCGGCGCGCCTATGCCGCGCATCACGATGCGAGGATGGGTCAGATCCTGGCGGACACCGCGTACGCCAAGGCCACAGAAAATCTAACGGCTGCTCAGGACAGGCTGGCGGCTGCGGATGAGGCGCTTCGCCATGCCGAAGAGCCGGCTCCGCCGCCCCCGGCGGATATTGACGCTTCCCGTGGGGCGTGGCCCGATCAACTCTCTTAGCCGGACGGCGCCCCCCTAAGGCCGTCTGGCGGCGCCCGCGGTGTCTCCTGTCTGCACCCGCCGCGGGCGCTACCCTACCCTAGCCCCGAGGTGAAATCTCAATGCACGGCAAAGCTGGGCTCATACAGGCCATGTTTTTTCCCCATATCATCGATGATGCGTTTTTGGATACCGTCATGGCCCACGTGGCCGAGAGCGTGCGGGCGGTTGAGCTGCCGCGACGCAGGCGGGCGGCGCAGCAGTTGATCGAGGACATCGCCTGCCAGGCCGTCTGTGAAATGTGGACGGCGGCGTTTCCGGGCCGGCGGTACAAGCCAACCCGCAGCTGGCCGCGGGCGACCGCGATACTGCTTGACAATCCCCGGCGAGTTGTGCTGGAGGTGTGGATCGGGCAGGACTATCAGCAGGCCGAGTTGCCTGAGCCCGTGGAGATTGTGCTGGATGGCGAGTAAGCCGGGTCTTTACGCTAATATCAGGGCCAAGCAACGCAGGATTGCAGCTGGTTCTGGAGAGACCATGCGTAAGCCGGGGGCTAAAGGCGCTCCGACCGCTGCGGCGTTCAGGGCTTCGGCCAAGACCGCGAAAAAGCGGGGGAAGTGATGGCTCGCAAGAGCACGTCACTGTCAGTCGGGCGCGGCGAGAAGCTGCCTGTCAGCCGGGGCGCTGGCCTGACAGCCAAGGGCAGGGCCAAGCTGAACCGGGAGACAGGGTCGAACCTGAAAGCGCCGGCGCCGAACCCGAAGACCAAGGCAGACAAGGCGCGCAAGGCCAGCTTCTGCGCCAGGATGGGCGGTGTGGTGGCGAAGTCCAAGAACGCCGAGCGGGCCAAGGCCTCCATGCGGCGGTGGAAGTGTTAGTTGAGAACCGTTCTAAAGTAGAAACGTTTAGATGGCCAAGGGCGTCAAGACAGGCGGCAGGACGAAGGGAACGCCGAACAAGTCAACCAAGGCTTTCAAGGAAGCCGTGGAGATTGCTTTTTCCGAGCTTGGCGGGGTCAATGGTTTGATTGAGTGGGCGAAGACGAACCCTGACGCTTTCTACAACGGGATCTTCCCCAAGTTGGCGCCGCTTCAGGTCCACCATAGCGGCGATGACACCAAGCCTCCGGTCAGGATCGAGCACGGCATTGCCGGCCAGCGCGTCAAGTCGCTGCTGGAACAGATCGCCACCAAATGACCGCCAGCACCGCCGAGCGCCTGGCAGCCCTGCCGCGTGACCAGCGTAACGCCATCATTGACCAGCTGTCGCCCGAGGAACAGGAAGCCCTGCTGTATGACTGGCGCGAGTTTCTGGCGCGGCCTGAGCAGATAACCCCAGACGGTGACTGGGATATCTGGCTGATCATGTCGGGCCGGGGCTGGGGCAAGACCCGCACCGGGGCCGAATGGGTCAAGGAACAGGTGGCCAAGGGCTACAGGCGGATTGCCCTGATCGGGGAGACAGCAGCCGACGCCCGCGACGTCATGGTTGAGGGCGTGTCCGGCATCCTGTCGGTCTATCCCGAAGCCGAGCGCCCGCTTTACGAGCCGTCCAAGCGCCGCCTGACCTGGCCGAACGGCGCCATCGCCACGACATTCAACGCCACCGAGCCGGACCAGCTCCGGGGTCCGCAGTTTGACCTTGCGTGGTGTGATGAATTGGCAAAGTGGCGTTACGCCCGCGAGACGTGGGATCAGCTGTCCTTCGGCCTGCGCCTTGGCGATCACCCTCGCGTGCTGGTGACCACGACGCCCCGGCCGGTGGAGCTGGTCAAAGCCATCGTCGCCGGGACCGAAGGCAAGGTTCACATCACCCGCGGCGCGACAATGGACAACAAGTCCAACCTGGCGGCCAAGTTCCTCGAGCGCATCCAGCTTCGCTACGAAGGGACGCGCCTTGGCCGGCAGGAACTGCGCGGAGAGATCCTTGGCGACATCCCGAATGCGCTCTGGACCTATGGCCAGATTGAGGCCAGCCGGGTTCGGACCCATGACCCGCTGGGCCGGATCGTGGTGGCGATCGACCCCGCCGTCAGCAATACCGAGAACAGCGACGATCACGGTATCATTGTCGCCGGCATCCATGCCAGAACGCAGGAAGCCTATGTCCTCGAGGACGCATCCATGGGCGGAACCCCGATGCAATGGGCGCGCCGGGCAGTGAACCTTTACGACCAGTATCAGGCCGACGCGATCGTCATTGAGGTCAACCAGGGCGGCGACATGGTCGCCCAGACCCTGCGAAGCGTGAGGAATAACGTGCGGATCAAGGAAGTCCGGGCGACCCGCGGCAAGCACATCCGGGCCGAGCCAATCGCTTCCATGTATGAGCAGGGCAGGGTGCATCATGTCGGCAGCTTCCCGGCGCTTGAGACGCAAATGACGCAGATGACCACGTTCGGCTATGAGGGCGACGGCAGCCCCGACCGGGTTGACGCGCTGGTCTGGGCGATGACGGACCTGTTCCCGGCCATGGTCGGCCGCCCAGTCAGCCAGCGAATAACTAAACCTGTTCCCATCGTGACACCGCTGGCGAGATAGGTTAGACCGCAAAAGTCAAGAGGGTTCTGCGTTGGCGCGACAAACCAAAGAACAGCGTTACCGAGACGTTCACGCCGAGGCGGTGGCCGAGTTCGCCCGCATTCAGGCGACGATGAAAGACGAGCGCATTCAATGTCTTGAGGACCGGCGCTTCTACAGCATTGCCGGCGCCCAGTGGGAAGGCAGCCTGACCGAACAGTACGCGAACCGGCCGCGATTTGAGGTCAATAAGGTTGCCCTTAGCGTGATGCGGATCATTTCCGAGTACCGGAACAACCGGATCACGGTTGATTTTATCCCCAAGGACGGGAGTTCCAACTCCCAGCTGGCCGACACGTGCGATGAGCTTTACCGGGCCGATGAAGAGGACAGCGGGGCGCAGGAGGCCTATGACAACGCTTTCGAGGAGGCGGTTGGCGGCGGGTTCGGGGCGTGGCGTCTGACGAACCAATACGAAGACGAGGGCGATCCCGAGAACGAACAGCAACGCATCGTGTTTCAGCCGATCTTTGATGCGGACGCTTCGGTCTTCTTCGACCTGGACGCCAAGCGGCAGGACAAGAAGGACGCGCGGTGCTGTTTCGTCCTTAGCGCGATGACCCGCGATAGCTACCGGCGGCGGTTCGAGGATGACCCTTCGACCTGGCCGCAGGACGTGCAGCTCAAGGAATTTGACTGGCAGACGCCGGATATCGTTTACGTGGCGGAATATTACGTCAAGGAGCAGGTGTCCGAGGCGCTGCGTTACTTCCGCTCGCTGGATGGCGAGGAGGTCAAGCACTCGGAGCGCGACTTTGAGGCTGACCCCGAGCTCGAGCAGATGTTGCTTGCCACCGGCCATGTCGAGATTGAGGAGCGCAAGCGGCGCATCAAGCGGCAGAAGGTGCACAAATACCTGCTGTCCGGCGGCGGCATCCTTGAGGATCACGGGCTGATTGCCGGGTCCGAGATCCCGATTGTTCCGGTCTATGGCAAGCGCTGGTTCGTCGATAGCATCGAGCGCTGCCAGGGGCATGTCAGGCTGGCGAAAGACGCCCAGCGGCTCAAGAACATGCAGTTAACCAAGCTGGGCGAGATCTCCGCTTACGGCACGATCCAGAAGCCCATCATGACGGCCGAGCAGGTGGCCGGCCATGAGCTGATGTGGGCGGAAGATAACGTCAAACAGTATCCGTATCTCTTGGTTAACCCCGTGACGAATGCGGATGGAGCCGAACAGGCTCAGGGCCCGCTCGACTATACGCGGGCGCCGGAGATCCCGCCTGCCATGGCGGCGCTCTTGCAGATTACCGATGGCGACATCAAAGAACTGCTCGGCAACCAGCAGGCCGGCGAACAGCTACAGCCCAACATGAGCGGCAAAGCCGTTGAGCTGATCCAGAACAAGCTGGACATGCAGACGTTTATCTACATGTCGAACTTCGCCAAGGCCGTGAAGCGCTGCGGCGAGATCTGGCTGTCGATGGCGCGGGAGATTTACGTTGAGCCGAACCGCAAGATGAAGGGCCTGGGCAAGACGGGCCAGCCGCGATCGATTGAGCTGGTTAAGCCCATTCTCAACAAAGAGACCAGCGCGATCGAGTACCAGAACGATCTGACGCAGGCCAAGTTCGACGTGACGGTGGACGTGGGCCCGAACTCCTCGAGCAAGCGCGCCGCGGTTGTCCGCGCGCTCACTGGCATGATGACCATCACGCAGGACCCCGAGACGCTGACGATCCTGTCATCCATGGCCATGATGAACATGGAAGGCGAGGGGCTTGGCGAGGTGCAGAACTATTTCCGCAAGCGCCTTCTGAAGCAGGGCGTTCTGGAGCCGAACGAGGAAGAGGCCGCGGCGATGCAGGAAGAGATCGCCGCGCTACAGCAACAGCCCGACCCGCAAGCCGAGCTGGCCCAGAGCCTCGGGCTCGAGGCCCGCGCCAAGGCCGCCAAGGCCGAAGCCGACACGGAATATGCGCTTGCCCGCGCCGAAGAGACGCGCGCCAAGACCATCGAGATCCTCACGAACGTCAGCGACCAGGAGCGGGCAGCCGTTCTCGGCGCGGCGCAGGAGATACGGCAGGCCAGCCAGCCGGTTCCAATGGCTGAGACACGAGGACTAACGCAATGAACGACGAACAGACGCCTGAGCCAGAAACCGAGACGGTTGAGGCTGCCAACCCGGACAGCGAGACGCAGCCGGAAGCAGAACAGGAAGAGCTGGTAGTCAGTATTGCCGGCGAGGAGCCCGAACCACAAGCCGAAGCGCCGACGGGCGCCCCGGAATGGGTGAAGGAACTGCGCCGGAAGAACCGGGAACTTGAAAAGCGGGTCCGTCAGCTGGACCGCGAACGCCAGGCCGAGGCACCGCGGGGTGAGACAGTCACCGCCCCGCCAAAGAAGCCAACGCTGGCTGACGTGGACTATGACACGGAAGCGTATGACAAGCGCCTGGATGAGTGGTACAAAGCTAAAGCCGCGCATGAGCGCGAGGCGGAATTGAGGAGACAGGCTGAACAGGAAGCCCAGAGCCAGTGGCAGGCGAAGCTCGCCGGTTACACCACTGAGAAGGCAACCCTGAAAGCCCGCGACTTCGAGGACGCAGAAGCTGTTGTGGCCGACACCCTGTCGGTGGCGCAACAGGGAATGATACTGGCCGGCGCTGAAAAGCCCGCGCTCCTGATCTACGCACTCGGGCGCAACCCGAAGAAAGCCGCCGAGCTGGCGGCGATTAAAGACCCGGTGCAATTCGCTTTCGCGGTTGCGCGCCTGGAGGGTAATTTGAAAGTTCAACAACGCAAACCATCGGCTGCGCCGGAGCAGATCGTCAGCGGGAACGCGGCGAAGTCCGGAGCTGTCGATAATCAATTGGATCGGCTTCGCGCTGAAGCTGACCGTACGGGCGACTACTCAAAAGTCATGGCCTACAAACGGCAGTTGAAGCAGCGGGCCTAGGGTAAGAGCAATGGCCTCCCAGAGCTCGTCTGCGTACATGAAAGAGTGGCGCAGGCGTAAAATGCAGGAAGACCCGGAGTTCTTGGAGCGGGAACGCGCCAAGGCACGGGAAAGATCGCGCGCCAAATGGGAAGCTATGCGTAACGATCCTGAGTATATTGAGAAGGAGCGCGCTCGTAAGCGTGAACTGCAAGCGAGAAGGCGCGCTGACCCTGAAAAGCTTGCAAAGATACGCGAACAAAAGCGCATATCTGAAAACAAACCAGAATACAAAGTACGCAAAAAGCAGACGCAGAAAGCATGGAAGGCAAGAAAATCCGGCCATGTTCAAAACTATCAAAGGCAATGGCGCGAAAAGAACATTGACGCAGTCAGGGCCTATAGTGCTGAGTACATGAAAGGCTATGTCCAAACGGAAGGCTATTTTGTGAGCCGCACAAAACGACGCTTCAAGACTTACAATATTACCGCATTCGATTTTAACGCGATGTGGGAAAGTCAGAATGGCTGTTGCGCCATCTGTCAGATAAAGTTGCAGCCGCGAGGAAGATCCAAAAACTCCGCGGCGATCGATCACAACCACAAAACGAGAGAAGTTCGCGGTCTCCTCTGCCGCGGTTGTAATCATGGAATTGGATCGCTTCAGGACAACCCATCTATCTTATTGGCAGCCGCAAATTATCTGCAAGCACGCGGATTTTACGGCAAAATTGAAAAAGTGGAATAGAAACAATGGCTAACGGCTTTAGTAAAGAAGAAAAAGTGGCCTTCGAGGACATCCTCGAAGGCTTCCAAGATGCGCTGGTGATGTCCCGCAATGTCAGTCTCTATCAGACTGACCAGCAGATGATGGAGCGCACGAACAACATCATCTGGCGCCCCCAGCCCTACATCATGGTCTCATACACCGGGACCGACATGACGTCGAACTTCAAGGACCGCACGCAGCTCGCGGTGCCGGCGACGATCGGCTTTAACAAGTCCGTCCCGTGGGCAATGACGGCAACAGAACTGCGTGACGCTTTGCAGGAAGGCCGCCTGGCTGACGGCGCCCGTCAGAAGCTTGCTTCAGACATCAACGTCGCCATCATGAACGTCGCCTCCGCTCAGGGCTCGCTGGTTGTTCCGATCTCGGCTGCGCCGGGCAAGTACGACCACATCGCCCTTGCTGACACGATCATGAACGAACAGGGCGTGCCGTCCAATGACCGCTATTTCGCGCTTTCGAGCCGCGATTATAACGGCCTGGCGGCTGACCTCTCGGGCATCTCGCGTTCGTTCGGCAACCCGAAGTCTGACCGCGCTTATGAGCGGTCTTATGTCGGACCCGTTGCCGGGTTCGAGACTTACAAGATGGATTACGCCAACCGCATCCTTGCGGCTGCCGGCGGCGCCATCACGATCTCGACCGAGGACGCTGGCCTTAACTACTACAACCCGGTCGCCACTTCGACGGCCGGCACGGGCGAAGTCTCGAACGTTGACAACCGCTTCCAGACGGTGACGGTCTCTTCCTCCGCCAACGTCGTTGCCGGCGATTGCTTCACGATCGCGAACGTGTTCGCTGTTCACCACATCACCAAAGTCAACACCGGACAGCTCAAGACTTTCCGCGTTGTCTCGGTGCCGGCTGGCGGAACGACCCTCGTCATTACCCCGCCGATCATCTCCAACCAGGTCGCTAACGATGCTGCGGCCCAGTACCAGAACGTCGCTGTTACGGCCAAGTCCGCAACGGCCACGATCACCTGGCTCAACATCGACCCGACGCAGATCAATTGTTTCTGGCAGAAAGATGCGCTTGAAATCCTTCCGGGCCGCTATGCGGTTCCGAATGACGCCGGCGCGGCTGTCATGCGGGCGACGACCGATCAGGGCATCGAGCTGGTCATGACCAAGCAGTATGACATCAAGACGATGAAGACTTTCTATCGTCTCGATACGCTGTTCGGCGTGGTGAACAAGAACCCCGAAATGTCGGGCGTCCTCCTGTTCAACCAGGTCACTTAATGAGAGATAGCCCGGTCCTTCGGGGCCGGGCTTATCCTTTTGGAGAATAAGAGATGCCCCAACAGCTTACCGTCTATCCTTACGGGGAAGACCTTGTAACGCTCGCCGCCAATGGCAGCCTTACGCTTTCCACCACTGGCGAGGGTTTTTACAAAGTCTACCGCCAGGTCGGATACCCCAACTACCCTAACACCTGGTCCCTGATCGCTCAGGGCGATGCAACCGCGTCCGCTACTGTCGGTCCCTATTCCGGCGGTGCGGAACTCCGCATTGAGGCCGGGTCTGACCCTGTCTATTACTCGGCCGGAACCGGCATTGCAGCCTCGGGTGCTGCGGCTCCCATCGTGGCGCCGTTCTTCCCGCCGGCTCAGGTTGGCGTTGTCGCTGAATACTTTAATGACTTCTTCAGCGCTCAGGGTCTTTCGACGGACTGCACCGACACGATTGACTGGGAGTTCACCATTCTTGAAGCCGGAGGCGGTGAAGCTGCCTGCGCGCTGATCGATGGGCTCGGCGGTCTGGTGAAGTTCACGAATGACGGCAACGACAATGACCGCATCGTCGTCAGCAAGAAAGGCGAGGCGTTCAAGTTCACGGTCGGCAAAAAGCTCTGGTTCCGCACGCGGTTCCTGGTGTCGGATGCTGATGACGTGGATGCTTTCATAGGGCTTGTCATCTCGACCGCTACCGATCCGGCCGGCACGGCTCCGACCGATGGAACCTGGTTCCAGCTGACCGAGGGCTCGGCAACGCTGACCCTGAAAGTGTCGAAGAACAGCACGGCGACATCCACAAACGTTGGCACTGTCTCGGATGATACATTCCTTGACGTGGCCTACTATTACGATGGCGTGTCGGGCATCGACATCTATCTGAACGGCACCTACGTCGCTACTTCCGTCACCACCAACCTGTGCGACGACGAAGAACTGGCCGTCTTCATGGCGATCCAGAACGGCGCTGCCGGGAATGATTACCTGACGGTTGACTACATTTACGCCGCTCAGGAGCGGTAAGCTAACGGGGCGGGTCACAAGCCCGCCCCAATACTTTGGAGAGAGATATGCCACTGAAGAAGGGTTACTCTAAGAAAGCGGTGTCCTCGAACATCCGCACCGAGATGAAAGCCGGCAAGCCGCAGAAGCAAGCCGTCGCCATAGCGCTCAACACGGCTCGCGAAGCAGCCATGAAAGCCGGCAAGCCTGGCAAGGCTCCTGCAAGGAAGAAGTAATGGTCCGGGTTCCTACCATCGTTTACAGGAAGGGCGGGAAGGACAAACACTTCTCGAAGTGGGGGCCGTGGTCATCCAAGGGCGTCAATACGCTCGAGGAGTACAACCGGGCCCTTGCCGATGGCTGGCATCCGACGCAGGCCGAAGCTTTCGGGCTGGTGGAGAAACCCCAGCCGGCCCGCGTGCTGGCTGCGGTGGAAGAGGGCGAGACATTTGCCGATGAGGCCCCGCCAACCCGCGAGGAAATGATTGCCAAAGCGGGCGAATTGGGCATTCAGATTGACAAGCGCTGGTCGGATAAAACACTGGCGGCCAAGATACTGGAGGCGATGCGGTGAGCTGGACGAAGCGGGAAGTCGTCACCAATGCCTTTGAGGAGATCGGGCTGGCGAACTACGTGTTTGACCTGCAGCCCGAACAGCTTCAGGCCGGACTGAGGCGGCTCGACAACATGATGGCGACCTGGAACAGTCGTGGCCTGCGCCTTGGCTATCCGCTTCCCGACAGCCCCGGCAGCTCGGACCTTGACCAGGAAACCGGCGTCACGGACGAAGCAATTGAGGCGATGGTGTCTGGCCTGGCTGTCCGGTTGGCGCCGCTGTTTGGCAAGTCCGTCTCGCCGGACACAAAAGTGACAGCCCGTTCGGCTTACATGGCGCTTCTGAACCGCCGCACGAACACGCTTGAGAAGCGCATTGACGTGAACGCCATCCCGGCCGGTCAGGGCGGCAAGTACTGGCGCTTTAACTCTGACCCCTTCTTGGCGCAGGGCGATCGCGGCCTTACAACCGGCCCTGATGACATCATCAATCTGGAGAGCTGACCCGTGGCGGATATCAACCAGTTAAGTGCCGTCGATACCCTGAACGCGGGCGATTTGCTCCCGATCTGGAAAACAAACAATGGCGACACCCGCAAGGCCGCTATCAGCGTCCTGCAAGCCTACATGCAGAACAATCTCACTTTCCCGAGCGTTGCGGCCGGTGTTAGCCAGTTCGTTCCTCAATACGCCAGCCCGGTTGCTACGGGGTTCACAGTCACTCTGACCAGCAACAGCGACAACCGTTGGCTGATCCTGACCCCGCTGGCCGGGTATGCGGCGGGAACGATTGTTTTTCCGGCGCTCGCAAATGTGGTGGATAACCAGGAGATATTGATTGTCTCAACGCAGGCCGTCGCCGCGCTGACGATCAATGGCAATGGCGCAACCGTCATCGGGGCGCCGGCTTACGTATCGGCTAATGGGGGTTTCCGCTTCAAGTTTAACGCGCTGGGCGGCATCTGGTATCGCCTGGACGAAGACCTTGATCCTGACCTTGCCGCGCTGGCCGGCGTGTCATCGTCTGGTTTGCTGGCTCGCACGGGCGCGGGCACGGCTGCGGCACGGACGGTGACGGGCTCCACGGGGCTGACAGTGACCAATGGCGATGGCGTCTCCGGCAACCCGACGCTCACGCTTGACGCCACGCTTGCCGGCATCTCGGCTGTCACAACCGCATCTGACCAGCTGGTCTACTCGACCGGCGTTGACACGTTCGCCACCACCAGCTTTACAGCCGCGGGCAGAGCGCTGGTGGATGACGCCTCAGCCGCGGCGCAGCGGACAACGCTTGGCGTGGGTACGGGGGATAGCCCGACATTCGCCGGGCTGACGATTGCAGACGCCGGCAATATCGTCCTCAACACAACCACCGGGACAAAGATCGGCACGGCCACGGGCCAGAAAATCGGCTTTTACAACGCCACGCCAGTCATTCAGCAGGCCGGCACGGGCGAGACGGTTGGCTTCACGGCGGGCGGTGGAACGACCGTCACGGATGCATCCACCTTTACCGGCAATGTCGGCTCGACCGCTTACCGCATATCCGACATCGTCAAGGCGCTGAAAAATCTGGGGCTGCTGGCATCATGATGGAAGAAGTCAAAGCAATACTGGCCGACTGGGAGAGCCTCCGCGTTGAGCAGGGGCCAAGCTTCTGGACGATCGGCGGCACTTACAACGGCCAGTCGCACGGCGGAACCCGCGCCGATCCGATCAGCCTGGCGCACGATCTGGCGCGGATCGCCGGCAGCCCGGTTCCTGTGGTTGAGCCAGAGCCTGTCCCGGAGCCAGAGCCTGCGCCGGCTCCCGTCTCCTCAGAGGCAGACATGCTTCGCCAGCGCATCGCCCAGCTCGAGGATCTGGTCCGTCAGCTGACCCCGGCGCCTGAGCCTGACCCGTCCATGCCGCCGCCAGAGGTGATGGCGGAAGCCCATCCGGATGAGGGGTTGGTTGAGCTGAAGGCAAGGCTTTTGGCTGAGTTCGCCAGCCTGCGGAATATGCTGGTTGGTCACATCCCAATGAACGAAGAACAGCTTCTGCGTCTGCAAGCGCTGGAGCATCCCAAATTTCAAACATGGTTGCAGGGGTAAGCAATGGAACTCGACCGCACATTTGGGCCTAAGTACGGCTCCGGGCAGACGCTGAGCGTCACCGCGACCAGCCAGGAAGTCACGTTCGGCAAGAACAACTGGGCGCTGACGCTTACGAACCTTGGCGCGGATGTCTGTTATGTTCGCACGGGCAACGGAACGCTGACCGCCACGGCTGCGGATTACCCGGTCCTTCCGCTCTCGCAGGTTTCTTTGTCTAAGAACTACGATGACGACAAGTTTGCGGCTGTCTGCGGCGCTGGTGATAGTACGTCCCTTCACATCATTCAGGGCGAGGGGATCTGATGCAGCTCGGGCGCTCACGTTTTCGCAGCCGGATGCGGGCCAGCTCCACCGGCATAACGCTTCAGCGCGAAATCCTGACGCGCTCGGGTGACTATATCCAGACCCGCGACGGGTCTCTTGTGATTGCGAGGGTTCCGGGATGAGTACGCCATTTGACGCCTTGGAATTAAGAAAGCTTCTTCGCTACGAACCCGAAACAGGTTTTCTTTATTGGCTTCCGCGTCCCGTCAGCATGTTTACTTGCAAGTGTTCTCAGCATCGTTGGAATATGAGATTTGCGGGGCAGCAGGCGTTAACCGCCAAAATGGAAGCCGGATACCTAAAGGGCACAATTCTCAATCGTCAGATACTGGCCCATCGCGCTGTTTGGGCCTTCGTAAACGGCGAATGGCCGCAACACCAAATCGACCACATTGACGGAAACAGAGAGAACAATCGCATTGAGAATTTGCGAGACGTTCCTGAGGTTCTGAACCATCGCAACATTGCTCGCAAAAGAAAGACGACAGCGCCCTATAACGGCGTCACGCAAGACAAGCGAACCGGACGATGGGTCGCGCGCATCCATTACGATGGATTGAGCCGCCATGTTGGCGTGTTCGATACGCTAGATGAAGCAATTCGTGCTCGCAGAGTTGCTGAAGCCGAAAACGGTTTTCACGCTAATCACGGTCGCTCTTCAGGAATGCCGTCATGACCACGCAGAACATTTTCTCGATGGTTGATACCTGGAACTCCGCAGGTACGACCTTTACGGGCATCGGACTTTCAGTCACCGACACCGCCTCCGCCGCAGGCTCGCTGTTGCTGGATTTGCAGGTGGGAAGCACTAGCCAGTTCAGCATTTCAAAAACTGGCAGTATCACAGGACTTTCTAACGTCCTTGAAGTTCGCAACAGCACAAACGCGCAGGTTTTTCGTGTTTACAACACATACACGGATGCGTCGAACTATGAGCGCGGCGTTATGTCGTGGTCTGGAAACGCTTTGACATTGGGTGTGCAAAAGGCCGGAACTGGCAGTTTCAGACAGGTCAATGTTGTCGGTTCAATAATTCAATTCAATATTTCCAGTTTTGATGTTTGGCGTTTTGATGGGGGCGGGCAGTTTATCCCGAATGCCAACAATGGAAACGACGTTGGAAGCGCAAGCAATGCCGTCAGAAACTTTTACGCTGGTACGGCATACATTTTGGCGGACGGTGTAACGGCTCCATCGGCAACAGCAGGACTGGCGAAGATTTACGTTGATACCGCTGACGGTGACCTCAAGATTATTTTCGGTGACGGCACCATCAAAACCATTGTTACCGACACATAATAAGGAAACACATTCATGACCTACACCATCAACATCACCCCCGGCGTCTACCCCCAACCCACCGGACCGCTCACGAAAGAGCAGTACCTAGCTTTCATCCTCAATCGCGCGGCAGAGAGCTATCAATCCCAGTACAACGCCGCTTCCAAGGAGGACGGCATTCAGGCTGCTTGCGATGCTTTTAACGCCAGCCTGCCTGCCACGGAGCCAGCCTAATGACCCTTCACCTCACACCCGCGCAATTCCAGGCGCTTGTCGGGCTGCTTGACGTGGCCATCAAGCAAGTCGGCATCCGCGCGTTTGAGGATGACGTTGCCGGCTTGATGCAGGCGGTGAAGGCAGCGGCCAAGCCCAAAGAAGAGCAGGAATAACGATGAGCAAAGCCCGCGAGAACGTCCAGTTACTTAATTCGCTGGGCTTTGATGTAACGGCTGCGGCAACGCCCGCTGCTGCGGCAGCTTTCTGTCTTGCCAACAACAAGCCGCTAATCATCCCGCCAGGTTCCTATGCTTTTGGAACTCTGTCTGTGCCCGGCCTGCGCGTTTACGCTCACAAAGGCGCAACTTGGACGGGCGCGCTAAACGGCGCGGTGATTGAATGGGAGCAGCGCCAGGCAACGGCCACCACGGCGTCTGTGGCCGCTGTTGAGTTCGCCCGGCAAGCGTCTGATGTTCTGGACGTGACAGAACTTGGCGGTCTCTGGAGCGAAAAAGTCTACTTTGGAAACGCTCGGGTAAAAGAATTTACGGCAGCTAACACGCCGGTATCCGTTTCCAATCTGAGCCCATCCGTTGCGGGTTTGGATTACGCAATCAACAACGGATCGAACACCGATATTGTCGCGAACATGGCGATTGCTCGCGCCAATACAAATGGACGAACGGTTTTTGCCTACAACGGCATTGCCCTTGCTCCCGGAACGCTGACAAATGTGAAAGCTGTCGGTGCTGAATTTGACGTTCAGTATTCCACAACGTCCACCTCGTCGGGCACCGGCGGCGGAATATTCCTGAACGTGTTTCACGCCACAAGTGTCGGCGCGGCTATTCAGATTGAGGCGGCTGGCACAGCCGGAACATGGAGCAATGGCGTTCTTATCAAAAGCGTCGCGTCTGGCGGCACGTTATTCGGCGCTTTGTCCGGCGCGTCGTGCTCTACAGGTTTGGATCTTAGTCAGGGGTCTTTTTCCAACGCAGCGGTTCTGCTCAACCGGGCGCAAGTGGCAAAATGGTCAAACGGAACCAGCAATCCAGTTGCCATGTTTGGAGACACGTCTAACAATTTCTTCATCAACCCTGGCGATACGCTTTATGTAACTGCTCCAACCTCCACAGAAAACGTGCAGTTTTTTGTCCCAAGAAAAGCGGGCGGCGAGCAGTCTGTTGTTTTTTATACAACTTCAGGGGCCGATCTTGGCAACACCGCTGGGGCCGCCATTCGCGTCAACAAGAACAGCTCAACCTCACGATCCATCAACGCGGGCGGAACCATTAACGCCAGCGGCACGGATTACGCGGAATACGAAACAAAGTCTGATACCTGCGGAATTTTCGCCAAGGGCGACATTGTCGGCTTTGATGCCAACGGGCTTCTGACAGATAAGTATGACGAGGCGATTTCATTTGCCGTCAAATCAACAAACCCAAGCTATGTAGGCGGTGACAATTGGGATGCTGGTGGGGTTCCAAATGACCCGCCTGTCGCGCCAAATGATCCCTTGCCGCATCCGGTACGCGCCAACACCATCCGCGACGCAACGCTTACGGATGATGAATTGGAGGCGATGCGCGCAGCCTGGAAAGCTGAAGGTAAGACGGTTTCAGAAATAAGCGTTCTGGAAGCAAAAGCGCATCAGGAGCGTAACGAGCTGATGGCGACGATAGACGCCACATATCAGCGCGAATTGCGTGAATGGCAGGCTGACCAAGATCGCCATGCGCGTGAAATGGAAGTCTATAACGCCGCGATGGCTTTGCATCGCGCCAGCGAGCAGGAGCGCCTTGCAAAGTCGGAAGAGCGCCGCCAGCGCGTTGATCGCATAGCCTATTGCGGAAAGGTGCCTGTGAATGTCTATGGCGCTTCGCCAGGCGATTGCATTGTTCCTGCGCGCACCGCCAGCGGGGGGATTGAAGGACAGGTTATTCAACGCAGCGCGGCGACTATTGAAGACAAGCTGCGTGCTGTTGGCCACGTCAAGCGGATACTCAGCGATGGCCGGGCGGAAATAATCGTCAGCAATTTAGGTGTTTCGTTCTAAAGAATGACCCAAATCCCCATCCTCTCGGGCGCCTACAGTGACGGGAATGCTGACTTTCGTGTCAGCTACCCCGTCAATATGGTTCCCGTGGCCCAGCCGCAGGGGATCAGCTCGGGTTACTTGCGGCCGGCGGATGGGATCGTGCAGCAGGGCACCGGGCCGGGCCTCGATCGCGGCGGCATTGAGTGGAATAACATTCTTTACCGCGTCATGGGCACAAGCCTGGTTAGCATCAGCGCAACCGGCGTGGTGACGACGATTGGAACCATTACCGGAAGTGACCGCGTTATCATGGTCTACAGTTTTGACTATCTGGCGATAGCCGGTGACGGAAAGCTGTATCTGTATGATGGAGCGACGCTCACGCAGGTAACCGACCCTGACCTCGGGACCGTGGTAGATGTGGTGTGGGTTGACGGGTATTTCATGACGACCGATGGCGAGTTTCTCGTCATCACCGAGCTGAACAACCCGTTCGCTGTGGACCCGCTCAAGTACGGCTCTTCAGAGATCGACCCTGACCCGGTGGTGGGGCTTATCAAGCTTCGGAACGAAGTTTACGCGGTCAACCGCCACACGATCGAAGTCTTTCAGAACGTAGGAACCACTGGCTTTCCCTTTGAGCGGATACAAGGCGCCCAGATCACGCGGGGGTCTGTGGGCGTCAACGCCAACTGCGCCTTTATCGACCAGATCGCGTTTATTGGCGGCGGCATGGGCGAGGGGATTGCGGTCTGGCTGGGGGTCAATGGCAATTCGGTCAAGATCAGCACGCGCGAGATTGATATTCTTCTGTCTGAGTACACCGAGGCGCAGCTGGCGCTGGCGTTCATGGAGACCCGCACCGACAGGGACCACCGCCAGCTTCTTATCCATCTGCCGGACAAGACCCTTGTCTATGACGCGGTGACAACCGCAGCGCTCGGGCAGCCGGTCTGGTATGTGCTGACATCCAGTCTGACTGGTGTTGGTCAGTATCGATCCAGCAAGCTGGTTTATGCCTACGGGCGCTGGAATACCTGCGACACGCAATCTCCGTTAATAGGTTATCTGGTTGACAACATATCGACCCACTGGGGCGCCAAGGTCGGATGGAACTTTTCGACGCAGATCATCTACAATGAGGGGCGCGGCGTTATCATTCATGACCTCGAGCTGGTCGCCCTGACGGGTCGGGTTGCGCTTGGGCTAGATCCTACGATTTCCACGCAATACAGCGATGATGGCGTAACATACAGCCAGCAAAAGTTCATCAAAGCCGGAGCTATAGGGCAGCGCAACAAACGACTTTTGTGGATGCAGCAGGGTTCTTTCAGAAACTGGCGGGTTCAGCGCTTTACGGGTGACAGCGATGCTTTCCTGAGCTTCGCCCGTCTGGAGGCGCGGCTCGAGCCGCTGGCCTGGTGATGGCAGATCCGAAGCCCTTAACCCGCAACCAGATCGCCGCCTTCGTCGGTGATGACCCCGAGGCGATAAGGGCGATTGAACGGCTGTTCCGGGTTGCGGGTGAGCTGACGCCATCTGACATAGCAACGTTAAGCGCATCCATTGAGGCCAATACGCTGGCGCTGGGTGCAGCTCAGGATCAGGCAGAGATACTGGCCGCCATCGCCAGGGAGCTGGGTCAGCGGGTTGTTCAGGCTGACGCCGCCACGGCTCTGGCGCAGTCGGCGCTGGCCAGTTTGTCCAAGATAGGGGACGTGGTGGATCTGCTAGCGCTCGCGCCGCCGCGTGACCCGCCGAAGCGGTTTTCATATGGCAGCTTTTACGACCTGAACACGCAAAACGCGGCCGTCATCAATACTGAATACACGGTCAGTTTCTCGAATACGGACCTGAGCTTCGGCGTCTATCTGGCGGGCAGCCCGGCCACGCAAATTACGGTTGACCAGGCTGGCGTATACAATTTTCAACATTCAATCCAGATTGACAAAACAACCGGCGGCAAGGGGCTATTTTACCTGTGGTACGCCAAGAACGGAATAACCGTGGCCGAAAGCGCAACGCGGTTGAGGCTGGAAGGAAATAACTCAGAGAACGTCGCTGCGTGGAATTTTATATTTAATCTCAAAGCTGGCGATTACGTTGAGTATAAATGGAGCGTTGATGATACGGGCGTGCAAATCAAAAGCTTCGCGACGGCCGCCCCGGCTCCTGCTACGCCTAGCGCAATCGTCACCGTCACTAACAATATCAAGGGTTAAGCCATGGCCGTGATTGCTAAAGTCCTCGTCCCTCCGAAACAACTTGAAAACACTCAAACGGCTCAGTACACGGCCACGGCGGTCAAGGCCATAATCGACAAGGCGACGGTGACCAACACGGGCGCCAGTAACGCTACTTTCAGCGTCAACCTCGTCACGGTGAGCGGATCGGCTGGCAATTCGAATTTGGTCATCGACACCAAAACGGTTGTCCCCGACGAGACCTACCTCTGCCCCGAGCTGGTCGGGCAGGTTCTCGAGGCCGGAAGCTTCATTTCCACTATCGCGTCTGCTGCAACTACGTTAACGCTTCGAGTGTCGGGCCGGGAGATTTCCTGATGAAGTATGAGGATTTTACTTTCGGCCTCATGGGCGGCATCCCGGAACCCGAGTTGACGCAGCGGGAGCATGATCTCAACAGGCAAATGACCATTGAAGAATGGTCCTACGGCCCCGAAGCGCCCAGTTTGGCGAAGGGCTCTAACAGACCCTTTTACGATCAGATAGCCCGTGCCTGGAGCATCGAGCCGGACGAAGCCCGGCGGCGGATGTGCGCTAACTGCGAGTATTGGAAGAACTGCACCGAGACGCAAGCCATGCTCGAGGCGATCCGAGTGACGCCCTACGACGAAGCCGGCGGCCCGCGGGGATATTGCGAAGAGCATCAGTTCGCCTGCGGGGCGGCAAGGGTCTGTAAGAGCTGGGAAGAAGTTGAGATGGAAGAGGGGTATGACTGATGTGGGATCTTCTTGCCCTAGTAGGGTCTAGCATAATCGGCGGGGCGATGGCCTCCAAGGCCCAGAAATCAGCCGCCAAGACCGCAGCCGCCGCCCAGACGCAATCTACCGAGCAGGCCACGCAAGCCCAGCTCGAGGCGACACGGCTCGCCATGGAGGAGCAGCGCCGGCAGTTTGATACGATCCAGAAGCTTTTCCGCCCCTACGTCGAGGCTGGCGGCGGCGCCCTTGCCCGGCAGCTGGACCTGACGGGCGTCAATGGCCCCGAGGCGCAACAGGCGGCTGTCCGGCAGATTGAAATGGGCCCTGAGTTCGCAGCCCTGACCCGGCAGGGCGAGGAGGCCATTCTTCAGTCAGCAGCCGCCACGGGTGGACTGAGGGGCGGGAACGTCCAGACGGCGCTCGCCAAGTTCCGCCCAGAAGTCTTGTCCAGCCTTATCAGCCAGCAATACCAGCGCCTAGGAGGCCTGACGGCAATTGGCCAGGCGTCGGCTGCCGGACAAGCCGCAGGGGCTCAGGCTTTCGGCCAACAGGCGGGCCAGCTTTACGGCCAGCAGGGCGCGGCGCTCGCAGCCGGCGCGATGAACCGTGGCGACATCGCCGCCAACCTGGCGCTGGCGAGAGGCCAGGCCAATGCAAACATGTGGGGCAACATTGCCGGGTCGATCGGGTTCGCCGCCGGCCGCGGGCTGTTTGGTGGGCTTGGCGGCTCGAGCAACATGGCCGGCGCCACGCAGTCGGTCTATGACCCCTCGCTGCTGGCGTATATGGGGCCGGGCACGGATGCATCGGCGTTTGCTTACCCCGGCGTTCCCGTGAGGCCGGGAGGAGGCATCTGACATGGCGATAAATTACCAGTTCGACGTCATCAATCCTTTCCAAGCCGCCCTTCAGGGCTACGGCGCCGGGGCGCAGATCCTTCAACAGGAGCGATCCGCCGCCCAGCAGGCAAGGCAGGAAGAGCAGCAAAGCCAGCTGTTTGCGCTTCAGATGGAGGAGGCGAGGGCGAAAGCCGCGCAGGTGCAAGAGCAGATAGCAGCCGCCAGAGAGCGCGAGGCTGTTTACGCTGAGTTTTACGACGCCATTGAAAACAACACGCTGGATAACAAGCTGATCGCCAAAGTCATGGCGGTTGACGAGAAGCTGGGAACATTCGGCGCTGAAACGCTGGCGCAAAGAAGCGCAGAACAGAAGCTAAACGATTTCAATAACCTGATGCAGCCGACCGCCGCGCTTGCCATGGGCGACGTTGAGTCGGCAAAGAAGAACCTTGAAATTCAGCGCGATGCCGCTCGCAACTCTGGCGATGAACAGGCTGCGACCGTTATTGACGGATATCTGAGGCAGCTGGACACGCCAGACGGTCCCAAGTTCGTTCAGGCCGCCCTTGCCCGCGGCGCTATGCAGATTGACCAGAAAGCGTTTCAGGATCAGTGGGCCAGCATCAGCGCCATGGGCGGGGAGAAGGAAACCGAAACCGTCCGCACGGCGCGGACATATGCCGCCACATTCGGGCCGCCGGGATCGCCGGAATATATGCAGGCATTCCGCCAGAAGCTTCTGCCGCCGCCTGCGGCTGCTGTTCAGGTCAATATCGGACCCGAAGGGCGCCCGCTGACGGCCGGGCAGAAAAAGGTTGATGAGACTTTCGCTGAAACTTACGCCGCTTTCGTCACGGGCGGGGCATCTGACGCGGCCAAGCAGGCGACACAATTGAAAGACGCCCTTAGCCAGCTGCGTGCCAATAAACAGCTTACCGGGCCACTGATCGGGGTTATGCCGGAAGTCATACAATCGTTTGCGGCGCCGGAAGCCCTGGCCGTCAAGCAAACCATTCAGGAAGTTGTCCAGCGCAATCTGCGGGCTGTTCTTGGCGCCGCCTTTACCGCCAAGGAAGGCGAGGCGCTTATTGCCCGCGCCTTTGATCCTGCGCTTGGCGTTCCAGAAAACATCAAGCGGGTTGAGCGCCTGCTTGGCCAGATCGACCGCGCCAACTCCGACACGCAGGCCGCCGTTGATTATTACGAGGCCAACGGCACGCTTCAGGGCTTCAAGTACAAAGCACCGCGCCTGTCAGACTTTGAGGATGCCGTTGCCGGCAAAGGGCCAGAATTTGCGCCTGGCGTTGATTTCAATTCAATGGATGACCGCACGCTGCTACGGCAGGACATCACAAAATTGACGCCAGCACAGCGCAAAGCCCTTACCGACGAACTTGACAGGCGGGGTCTGTAAATGCCTCCACAGGAACTTACCGACGAAGACCGCGAGGCAGCCAAGCTTCTGCGCCGGATGCTGGCCGCGCAGGCCAAGCTGGATGCCCAGAGCGCCGGTCGGGTTCCACAGGGCTTTGAGCTTGTGCAGGAAACGGCAGGCGGTGGGAAGATCTACCGCAAACCTGACGGGCAATTGACCTTCACGAGCCCGGATTACGCCACGAGCGATCAGGCCGAGATCCAGCGCATGATGCAAGGCGAAGCGCCTACCGCAGCGCGCCGGGCCGCCACGCAGCAGGAAATGATTGCACAAGAGCCGCTTCGCGCCGGGGCGCTGTCAGCCATCAAGGGCGTTCCTTTCGTCGGGGAGTATTTTGACGAAGCCGTGGGCATGATGACGAGCGATCCGCGCTATACGCAGGCGATCCGCGAATATCAGGCCGCCATGCAGGAGCAGAAGCCGGCTGAAACTTTCGGACTTCAGGCCGCCCTTGGAACCGCCGCAACCCTGCCGCTGGTTCCGCTCCAAGCCGCCGGCCGTGCGCTCCAAGCCGCCCCGACACTTGGCCGCGCCGTGCTTGGCGGTCTTGGCGCCGGTGTAGGACTTGGCGCAGCTGAGGGCGCCGTTGCGGGGTTCGGCGCTGGCGAGGGAACCGCCGAGCAGCGCATGGGCGGCGCTGTTACGGGCGCCACCATTGGCGGGATGCTTGGCGGTGCGCTTGGCGCTCTTGCGGCCCCTGTTGAGGTTGGCGTCAGGAATGCATTGCAGGCTTTTGGCAATAAACCGATCAGGGACTTTGCTAAACAGTTCGGCATTTCCAATGACGCCGCCAAGGTTATTGTTGCGTCTATTCAGGACGGCGATTTTCCGACCGCCCAGGCCGCCCTTCAGCGCGCCGGCAGTTCGTCCATGCTGGCCGAGGTGACGCCCAACACAAAGAACCTTCTGGATGCGGCGATTACGTTCGGGTCCGGCGGGGATGCGGCCCAGAAAGCCCTGCTTGCCCGTAACCTGCGTGGTGAACAGGAGATGCGCGGGGCTTTCAATCGTTTCCTTGGACAGCCGCAAGACATTGTGGATGTGCAGGGCAATATCCGCCAGGCCACAGCCGCGCAACGCCAGCAACTTTACGATGCCGCTTATTCGCGCCCGATCGACTATTCCACGCTCGCCGGACGCGAGCTGGAAAACTGGCAGCGGCTCATTCCGCCAGAGGCGTTGAACTTCGCCAACAAGATCCGGTCCATGGACCCCAGCGCGCGGGCGCCGCAGATCCTGTTCAGGCAGAACCCTGACGGCACCATCACGTTTGAGGAACTCCCGAACGTCGAACAGTGGGACCTGATTACACGCGGGCTGAACGAGATTGCCTATGGAACCCCTGCCGGCGTCATGGGCGGCAAAAGCGAGGTGCAATCGCTGGCCGCAAAGAACGCCCGCGAGATCCGCAAGCTGGTTATGGACCAGGTGCCGGAATACCGGGCTGCCCTTGGCCTGGCGCGCGAGACGATCGAGGAAGTCAAGGCGGCAGAGCTTGGCTTCGACCTGCTTTCCGGCGCAACGACCGTCAAGGAAGTCAGGGATATGCTGTCGGGTCAAAGCCCGGCTGTGCAGCAATCCATGAAGCTGGGGCTGCGCTCCGGGCTGGATCATACGCTTGGCAACTTGAAAGTGTCGGCGGCCAACCCCAACACGGAAATCAAGGAGCTGATGGCCGGGCTGTCGGCTCTTCGAAGCCGGAACAATAAAGCCAAGGTTCGCGCCCTGCTTGGCGATGCTGATGCTGAAGAGTTTTACAAAGTGCTGGACGAGCAGGCGACGGGCATTGAGCTGGCAGCTGCCGTTGCGGCGAACTCCAAGACAGCGCAACGCCTTGGGGTTGGGCGTGCGGTTGAGGAAGTCGCATCGCCGGGCATCCTTGGAACAGTGCTTCGCGGTGAGCCGGTCAATGCGTCAAGGATGATTGTACAGAGCATCACCGGCAAAACACCGGAAGCGGACGCCGCCCGGCGCATGGGCATTTATGATGATATCGCTACGCTCCTGACCCGCGTTCAGGGCCAGAGCGCCAAGGATGCGCTGAACCTGATACAGCAGGCCAAAGCTGGCAGGGCGCTTAACGAGACGCAGGCGAACATTATTGCCAAAGCCGTGACCACCCCTGCCGCCATTGGCGCTTATACGGCCATCAGCGCCGGCCAGCGTCAGTCAATGATCCAACCCCGCCGCGGACGTGAGGCCACAGAATGAGCGTTATCGTCACACAGCCCTTCCTGCTCTTCTACGATCGCGCCGGCGAGCCGCTCGAGAATGGATATATTTACATTGGTTCGCCGGGCACGAACCCCGAGACGAACCCGATCACCGTCTACTGGGACGCAAGTCTCACCACCACGGCGGCGCAGCCGATCCGCACGCTGGCGGGGTATCCGTCACGCAATGGCAGCCCGTCCAATATCATTGCTTCCCAGTCGCCCTACTCCATCCTTATCAAGGACAAGACCGGCGCTCTGGTTTTCAGCGATCTGAACTTCTCCGCGCCTGGCTTTGCCCAGACGCAGACGATAACGGCAACCGCCGGGCAGACGCTGTTTAACCTGTCGGCCGGCTACAATCCGGGCACGAATGACTTGCAGGTGTTTCTGAACGGTTTGCTGATGCAAATCACGGCTGACTATACCGAGACGAGTAGCAGCAGCATCACCTTCACGAGCGGGCTGGCTGCGGGTGATGAAGTGACGACGATTATCAAGGGATAAAAAAAACCCCGCCGTGTTAGGGCGGGGTTTCTTATCAGGCAACCTTGTTCCAGCGCTTGAAAGCGAGGAGCTTACCGGCGCTTGTCTCGGGTTTCTGCGTCTTCTTCAGGTCACGCGCGAAGGCGTAAAGCGAGAAGACATTGAAAGCAGAGAGACCAAACGACACGGCCCAGAGGGCGGCGTCAGGCCCGAGATCCTTCCGGGCGTCCAGCCAGGCAAGCCCGGCGTGGGTCATCCCGGCCTCGATCGCCACCAGCACAAGGCCGAGGGCGATAGTCAGGGCGGCGGTAGTCAGGTGGCCCTTTTCTTTAGCCTCGGCGAAGCGGGTTACGCATCCCGAGAGGATCAGGCTTACGGAGATCAGCGCGAGGCTGAGGCCGCCGGCGACGATCCAGTCCACCGTTGCGTTGCTCGAGGTGGCATCAAGCCACCAGGGCAGAGCGCCGAAGCCGATTGCAAGCCACATCAAAACATTGCTTGCAAGAAGCGCACGAGTTTGAGTATCGTACATGAGCTGAGGGTCCTTCTCAGTGTGGCCGCTGGCAGGGGTGTTGACCTTGCCGGCGGCCGTGTTGTTAGTGGGGTGACCTGCCTTCATCAGTGCCGGGCGGTCAGGTCCGGCAGACCGTCGCCCCGCTGGGCGGGGCTAGGTTTCGGCTCTTTCGAGTAGTATAACCTGCAATGTCAAACATCTGTAGTCATGCATCTATATGTGCAAGATATGCACATGGATTGATTAAGTAAACGCTAACCGAATACTATCCGTCTACTATTATGATAACTTTTTCGTGAGCGTGTTGCTTTTTTCGATGATTTGGGCGCTGCGGGGCAAAATCGGACAGCCCGCTTTGGCGCAGGGGCGCATAAATAGGGCGCATAAATGGGGTGCATAAATGGGGGGGCATAAATAGGAAGAGGGGGGGGTATATTTTGGCGCATATTTTGGCGCTATGGGCGCATATTTTGGCGCGCCAATACCAAGCGCCAACGGGTCAGGTAGACGCTACGGGCGCATTACGGTAAGGGTTTTTCGGCTGGTCTGGGGCTGCGCGGTGGATGAAATCATACGTCTACAACTCGACCAAAAAGCCTCGCTCCGCGAGCTTGATCTCTTGCGCCAGGACCTCAGGGACAAGGCCGACAGGAGCGATGTGACCCATTTGGCCACTGTAATATCCAACGAGCACATGAGCGCCATGGACCGCTACAGGGCGGTGCAGGCGTCGATCGGCGATGTCGAGCGGGCGCTTAAGGCTTTAAGCGATGTGGTGGCCCAGCAGGCCGGAGTGCCCGCGGCGCGCAACGGTGGCTTGTCCCGCTTCCCGCCGCACTTGCTTCTTGCTGGCGGCGTGGCGTTGGGAGCTTTGGCAGTCAAAAGCCCTGACCTCATTGGATGGGTGTTAGGCGCATGAGCATTCGCGATGACCTTATAACTGCTGGCCGGTGGGTGCGGGACCATATGCCGGCGTTTACGATATCAACCATTGCGCTGACGGCGCTGTGGGGGGCGATCTTCATGGCGTGCGGGACGCTCTACATATGGGACGCCGCGTTTTACCGTGGCTTGGCGCCGCCGGGAATGGAGCTGACATTTCAGAGCGCAGGGATCGTCTTCCGCACATTTGTGATCTTCGGGGGTCTCGCGATTGTCTGGATGAAAGCCCAGAAACTGCCCCACACCGCAACCGCCACGCTGCGCGGGATCTGGGCGATGGCGTTCCTGGCGTGCTGTGTCGCGGCGCTGGGCTTCGTTACCGAGGGGTCCGACTACCATTACCGCAAGACCGCCAGCGTGCAGCAGACAGAAACGGTGACGGTCGAAAGCGCCGACACGCGCCTTGCCCGCATCGACAAAGAGAAAGACGCGATCAGGGCCGACCGTGACCGGCTGGTGGCCGGCGCCCGTGAGAGTATGCGGCTCGTGCTGTCAGACGGGATCGCCGGCAATGACAATCTCCGCGAGTTCGAGGGCCAGATTGCCGCTTATGAGGACGACGCCCGGCAGAAGTTAAGCGCTCTGGACGAGCAGATCGCCGCGATTGAAGGCGAGCGCCTTAACGCTCGGACGACCGCCACGGCTGAGGCTGTTGGCGATCCGGGATTGCCGGCGGTGTTCCGCTTCCCGGACAGGTACGTGCCCGGCTGGGATGGCATAGCTTTCCGCGATGCGTTTGCGCTGTTTTGGGTCCTTCTGCTTGAGCTGTGCGGATCGGTCGGCGCGCAGGCTTTGCTCAGCGTGCAGATTGCCATGAGCAAGCGAATTAAAGCACAAGAAGTCGGAGCGCAGGGCGGCAGGGCGTCTGCCAAAGCAAAGATGAGGCGCTTGATAACTTACGCCGCAGAGGCGCAGCAGAAGACGAACGTGAAACCGGACGGAGACGGCAGCGATGGCAATTGAAATTCCAAGGGCTAGGCTGCCGGGTAACCTACTCGTGTCCGAGGAGTGCGACAGGCTGGTCCGGCATTTCGAGGCGTTCCGCCCGGTCGCCTACCAATGCCCGGCGGGGATCTGGACGATTGGCTATGGTTTCACGACGGGCGTCAAGCCGGGCGATACGATCAGCATTGCCGAGGCGAACAAGCGCCTGAAGGCCGAGCTGGAAGAACACGCCATGATCGTGCGGCGTGACATACCTGATACCCCCTTAACTCAGGGCCAATTCGATGCGCTGGTGAGCTACGTTTACAACCTCGGGCGCATCCTCGAGACGCTCCTCGCCAAGCTTCGCGAGAAGGATTACGGCGCCGCGTTGCTGGAGTTCCCCCGCGCCTGCCGTGCCGGCGGCAAGCCCCTGCGCGGGCTTTATCGCCGCCGCCTGGCTGAGGCGTGCCTCTGGTCTGGCCTGCCGTGGGAGGGAGCGACAGCGCCGCATTTGATCCAGCTAACGGCGGATGACAAGGGCTATATTGATTTCGCCAAGACGACGACGCTGGAGGAGGTGTTGCAGCGGGCGCGTCAGGATCTGACCACGACGCAGATCCGGGCCGGCATCCCCGAGGCTCCGCCGATTATTCCGTCTGCGCCGCCGACGGCCATTGTTGAGCCGCCGCCGATCGTCAAGGTTGTGGCGCCGCCTCCTGCGCCTCCAGCGCCCCCACCGGCTCCGCCCCCACCCCCGCCACCCCCACCGGCGCCGCCCCCTGTTGAGGTGCAGCAGAAAGCCGTCAACGCCGCATCCTACGGCCCAGACGCGGCGTGGAGCGGGGCGAAGTCCATGCTCCTCTCGCGCAGGTTCTGGGGCTTGTTCCTGATTATCTCGGGCCGCCTGGCGCTAACCTGGACGGGGAGCAATGCGCTCCTCAGCGGGGCATCTGATCCCATCGTCGCCGAGCTGATGACCGGCTTTATCGTCATGTGTATCGGCGAGGCGCTGCAAAAGTGGGGACAAGTCAAGGCGACGAGGCCGCTGAAATGATTGACAAATTCTTTGAGTGGTTTCGTAAAGTCCCTGACTGGCTCATTGTTTTGGCGCTGGGCATTCTGGCCGGCAAATGGTATGTGGAACGCGAGAAAGATAAAGTTCGCCGCGAGGAACGCGAACGCGCCGCGGCTCGGGAGAAGGAAGCAGAGCTTGAAACTGTCCAAGCAATTCGTAACGTGGAGCAGGGATCAAGAGCTTCGGCCGATGAAGCTATTGCTGCCCGTGACGCTGTTCCTCCTGTGTCTGGCCCTGATGGCGTGCACCCATCCGTCGCGGCCCGCATCTTCTCAGACTAGCGGAATGATAGCAGACGCGGATCTCGTGACCCGCGCCGATGCCTGCCGGGCGCTTCGGCCAGCGCAGATCAGCAGGTCCTCGCCGGTTGAGCTGGTTAACTACGTAGTGGCCGCAGATGCGGCGTGGATTACTTTTTGCGGGAGCGACAAATGAACTTCTTCGGCGTGGATCTGGTAACTTACCTCGCAGCGATCATAACGGTGTTGTTCTTCGCAAGCCCGACCCGCTGGTTCTTGAATAAAGTTTGGAACGGCGTCAGGAGCCTGTTTGGGGGCGGCAAGGTCGACTAGGAACGTAACTATTGTTACCGCCCCGACCCACCAAACGAAAACCATGACGACGATAAGGGCGGCGAGTGACAGGCGGGTCATGGCGTCATCCTCATTGATATTTCCAACGCCACGAACCACAGCGCCACGCAGACAATCGCCATCACGGCGGTGGTGAGCCAGGGGCGGGTCATGGCTGCTCCAGCGCGTCGAGGGCAATCTCTTCCTCCAGCGCGTCTAGCATACCTGCGGCAATCCTGTCTGCCGCCGCCCACGCCGCCGCCTCCGCCGCCCACGCCGCCGCCTTCGCCGCCTTCGCCGCCGCCCACGCCGCCGCCTCCGCCGCCCACGCCGCCGCCCACGCCGCCGCCTTCGCCGCCGCCTTCGCCGCCGCCTCCGCCGCCGCTTTCCACGCGTCCGCGCTGGGTTCGTCGACAGCTATGGCGCGGTCCAGCAGAGCGATGACACGTTCACACACCTCCACCACGGCAGCGTCAGTTGTATGCTGCAATGCTTCGACTACCGCTATCCGGCACCATTTCGCTTGCAGCCTCCGCGACCACGTCTGAGGCGTCGCACGATCTATGAGCAGCCCGAGACGCCGCATCAGTCCGGGCCATGCCTCGGCGGACGGAGCGTCATCCATCCACGGTATTATCTCCGCAGCCCATTGCGGCATCAGCGATGCAGGGCAGGCTCCATCGCTTTCAGCGTCCCGCACCTCGCGCGACATCCACGCTAGCGCGCAAGCCCTCTCGTGGCCGTCGGTCCACTGACCGCGTATCAGTACGTCACTATCCAGCGCCGCAATGAGGCGAGCGCCGGGGCGCTCAATTTTCCAGAGATCACTCACGTCCGCTCCTCCTCCACCTGCTCCACCACACCAGCATAATCATCGCTGCCGTAGTCAATCACAAATCCCAAACAAATAAAGCTTTCCACCCGCCCGTCTCGCGTCGTCACGTAAGGCATGTATCCGACACGCAGGCATTCCTGTATTGTAAGATACCTCATTTCCGGCCCCCCTTGCGGAACGCTATCACTTTGGCCCGCTCGATCGCAGCGGCGTCCAGGCCATCAAGGTCGCAGTAAGCCTCGCGCACGGATGGCGCGTTGACCCGCTCCTGCCAGTGGGGCGGGCCGGGGTATATCGTTGCCTCTGTGCGCTTCAGGTGGCGGGTGAGGTTGAATTGGCGGGTGAAGATCATGGGTGGTTCCTCCTAAAACTTGGCCTGCATCCACCGCTTTGTGGCGGCGTTGAAGGCATCTCTATACTCGCAATCGTTAAGCATCCGTTGATAGTGCTCCTCGCTCTTGCGCCAGAGTTCGGCGAAGTCGTCGTAAATGATTTCGCAGTCTGGCGGCTCATGTGATGGGATGCGGTAAAGGGTTTGGTCGTCCATGGCGCTCTCCTGTGCTGTGTGTGTAGCGTGCATATCGCGCACAGTTTGGCAAGAGGGGAGAGCGCAGATATTTGTGCTTGACTTTATCGGGCGTCGCCCGCACATGGGCTTCATGACATTTGCAGACTGGATGACAAAGCAGGGCCTTGATGATGCGGCGGCGGGGAAGCTTCTCGCACGCGACCGATCGCACATCAGCAAGTTGCGGCGTGGTAAGCACCGGCCGTCTTACGAATTGATGCTGCTGATCGCCAAGGTGAGCAAGGGCGCTGTGGGACTGGAAACGTGGCGCTGAGATTTACCATACCCGGTGAGCCACGCGGCAAGGGCCGCCCGCGGTTCGGACGCTCACGCGCCGGTTTTGCGGTGGCGTACACGGACAACGCGACCGCAGCTTACGAAAACCTTGTCAAGCTGGCCGCACGCCAGGCAGGTGTGACCCCGATTGAGGGGCCGTTGTTTGTGCAGGTCAATGCTTACTTCTCGGTGCCGCAATCGTGGAGCAAGAAGCGCCGCGCGGCTGCGCTTGAAGGAGCCGAAGCGCCATCGCGTTTTGATGTTGACAACATCGCCAAAGCCGTTCTGGATGGTCTCAATGGTGTGGCGTTTGCGGACGACAAGCAGATCGTCACTCTACTGGCGAGCAAGGCTTTCGGGCATTTTGCGCGCTGCGAAGTACAGGTTTTCCCAGCAATGGGAATAAAAGAGCAAGCGGTGGAAGCCTGCGAACTAAGGCCTTAGGGCGCGAACAAGCAGGGGCACGGCTCCTTACCTTCCACCGCCTGCCATCCTCTCGGATGGGGAGCAAGGGTAAGAAGCCAGAAAAGTAAAGGAGCCTGAGATGGGATTATCCATCATCACGGCTGACGAACGCATGGCCGAGGCCAGGGGCGTAAAGCTTCTGATCGTTGGACCACCGGGCGTTGGCAAGACATCACTACTGCGGACACTCGATCCTGAGACCGTGTTATTCATAGACCTTGAGGCCGGCAATCTGTCCGTCTCGGATGTTCCGGTGGACGAGCTGCGGCCCAAGACCTGGCAGGAATGTCGGGATCTGGCGTGCTTTCTTGCGGGGCCGAACACCAACGTCCGGCCCGGCGATCTCTGCGGCCAGCAGCATTACGATGCTGTTTGCGAGAAGTTCGGCGATGCCAGCGCGCTGGATAAATACCAGACCGTGTTCATCGACTCGATCACCGAAGCCGCCAGGCTCTGCATGGCGTGGTGTGAGACGCAGCCCGAGGCGATGACTGCCAAGGGCGATAAAGACACGCGCGGAATGTACGGTCTTCTTGGCCGGCAGATGATTGCGTGGATCAAGAGGCTCCAGCAGGCAAGGACCCGTAACGTGGTGTTCGTCTGCCTGCTTAATGAGGACGAGGACGATTTTGGCCGCAAGACCTGGAGCATTCAGATCGACGGCGCAAAGACAGGGCGTGAGATGCCCGGCATTGTGGATGAGGTGATTACTTTTGCGATCATCCGTCCTGATGAGGGCGACCCCTACAGGGCGTTCATTACGCATCCGGAGAATGAATGGGGCTTCCCTGCGAAGGATCGTTCCGGGCGTCTTGCGCCTATGGAGAAACCGCATTTGGGCGAGCTGTTCGCCAAGCTTTTAGGTTAAGGAGAAACACATGTCTGCATTTGATTTCAACACGGCCGAGGTTTCTGGTTCCAGCGGTGGCGGGCCCATCCCCGACGGCACTGTGGCGCCGGTTATCCTGCATCTGCGTGGGCTTAAAACATCTGCTCGCGACACGCGCATTCAGGGGCTTGATCTGGAATACACGGTCCTTGAAGGTCCCTTCAAAGGGCGCAAAGCCTGGAAGTGGGCCGGCATCACGGGGACTGGCAGCGATGGCCATAATAAAATGATCGCCATCACGCGGTCGCATATCAGGGGTGTGCTTGAAAGCGCATACGGCGTCCGCTCGACGGATGACAGCCCGGAAGCCATGGCCGCTCGCAAGATTGCGGACTGGGACGATCTGGACGGCATCGCGTTCGTTGCCCGCTTTGGCGTTGAAGAGGGCTCGGATTACGTTGACGCCCGGTCGGGCGAGACCGTCAAAGGCAAGGCCAAAAACACGGTGACCGCCGTGGGAGTTGATGAGGCGGATTACGCCGGTTTCAAGCCGGCAAAGCCAAAGGCGGCGGGCATTCCCAAGCCGCCTGCTGGTGTCAAAGCGTCAACGCGCCCTGCCTGGGGCTGATCTTAACGGGGCCAGCTTCGGCTGGCCCCCATGGGGTTTATCATGTCGAGAAACGACCCGGACACCCGGGCCGCGGTGGAGGCCGCAGCCCGGTTGAAATTAATATTGAAAGATCGCGGACACCACATCACCGCGCAGGAGGCGGAAGTTATCGCCTCGAGCATTGTGTGTGAGTGGATCAAGCATCGCACGCATCACTGGGCTGTCAGAAGGGGGACGCCTCCCTTCGGCGATCCTGATGCGATGACGCAGGGGTTTGCGCTGGCTGCTCTGGGCATGATCGCCACGAAAGCCGGCGGGCTGGAGTGGGGCAAGCCGCTGGGCGACTGGACGGCTGACGACGCCAGCTTGTTGTTTGCGATTGCTTACGAGGCGATCGAAGCCAGGCGCACGCATACGCTGGAGGACAGCGATAACCCGGAGGACATTGGCGCATGAGTTTAAGATACAAGCACATTGATGAGCAAAACCGCCGCGCGGCGGCAGAGCTGGCTGCGCGCAAAGTCAGCTGCGAGGGGTGTTTCTGGCTGGCCCGGCATCCCCGGCCCATGTGTCGGGGCGAGACGTCGCCGCACTACAGATCTGCGCGGGAAAGCTATCACGAGCGTTGCCATGCGTTCAGCGTTACGGGCGCGATGCCGGTGATTGAGAACCCGAAGCGCGAAGAGCGCCGCGCACGCAAGGAGGTTATCAGGCGATGATCGACTTTAACCCATCATCCATGCAGCGGTCGGCTGCCATCATTTCGCTGCACGAGGCGCTTGAGAAGGCTCCTCGAGCTGAAGAGAAGCGGCGTGAATATGTGGGAGCTTCGGCGATCGGTGGCCCGTGCGAGCGGCGCGTGCAGTATGACTTCATGGGCGCGCCGTACGACGAGGGATGGCGTTATTCTGCCCGTACAATGCGCATTTTTGAGCGTGGGCATAAGCTGGAAAGCATGGCCGCCATCTGGCTTGCTGATGCCGGATACCGGCTCACACAGACGGGCAAGAACGGGGCGCCCATTGGCTTCTCGGTTGCGGGCGGGGCATTCCGCGGTCACGTGGACCGGGTCATCACGGGCGGTCCTGATGGGCTCCAATACCCGCTGATCTGGGAGCATAAGGCTTTGGGTCAGAAGAGCTGGAAAGCCATTGAGAAATCCGGGTTAGCCAAAGCCAAGCCGGAGTATGCCGACCAGGTTGCGCTTTACCAGGCGTATCTGGACCTGACGAACCCCGCGCTCTTTATGGCGACCTGCGCGGATACGATGGAAGTCTATTTTGAGCTGGTTCCGTTCGACAAGCAGCGCGCCCAGACAGCGTCAGACCGGGCTGCTGAAATTATTGCTGACAGCCGTGCGGGCGCATTACGCCCTCGCTGCACGGATGACGCGGAGTTCTGGGCGTGCAAGGATTGTCCGTTTCGCAGGAGGTGCTGGGGATGATGCGTTGTCGGGTTACTGTTAATGATATCAATCCAGAGCAAGATTACACTGTTGGAGAGTTGTGCAAAATTCGCACAGGACGAAACAGGGAACTTGTTGAAGCATTAAGAAATGATCCAATTGCTCCTAACCCTGTTTTTCAAACTCACAATAAGAAGTTGTACAGAGGCAAGGACATAATTGCTTATGTTAATGGTGAAAACGCCGGCTTGTCTGATTTGGAAACAATCGCGATTAAAAAAGTGAATGCGGTACTGGAAAGAGAGCGCGAGAATTTGGAAAGAGAGCGCGCAAAGCTGGAAAAGGAACGTGAAGCTCTTCATGCTGCTATAAATGAAGAGCGCAACAAGTGGACAATTGAAAACCTTGAAGCTTTGAAAAACGAAGTTTTGCAATGCTTGAAGTTAGAAAGTGGAAGGCTAGCGTCTGGTTATGTCGGTACATGGGCCGGGCCTGGCGTTTATTTTTTGAAGGATAAAGGCGAAATTGTTTACGTCGGTCAATCCGTCATGATGGCTGGCCGCATAAGCCAGCATATGGCTGACCACAATAAGACATTTAATGAGGTGATGTTTTTCAAATGCGAGAAAGAAGAACTGGATAACTGGGAAGGGTTTTTTATTCGTCTGCTGCGACCGAAACTGAATGGCGGAATAAATCGTGAAAACCCCTCAGCTCCATTGAGTTCTCTATGGATGCGTGTCGAAAAGTGGAAAGTTGAAATGGAAGCGATGTCATGATCGACTTCAACGACGCAGCACGCCAGCAGCCCTTCGAGGACGCGATGGCGCGCAAGGAGCGGGTCTACCGAACCCTGCAAGGACGGGTCCGCGAGTTTGTGCGGTATCTCTATCCACGCGCCACGATGGGTCCACGGGATGCCCGGATAGGGGATGTTTCGGGGTCCAAGGGCTTAAGCCTGTCCATCAGCCTGACGGCAGACGAGACGGCCGGGAAATGGATAGATCACGCCACGGGTGACCGGGGGGACGTGTTTGGGCTTTATGCCGTGGCGCATAATCTGGATGTCGCCCGGGATTTCGCCCAGATCCTGGCTGAGTGCGATGCGTGGGCTGGGGGTTCTCCGGCGCCGCGGGCGATCATTCGCCATGAGGTCGAGGCCGCCAGGCCTGTCGAGCCGGAGCCCGAGCGGACGGTAGATGCCCGCTATGTCTACAGGGACAAGGCAGGGCGCAAGATATGCGAGGTGGTCCGGTATCGGCTGAGTAATGGCAAAAAGAATTTCGCGGTTCCGGGCGGGATGCCATCTCCCCGCCCGCTGTATGGATTAGAGCGGTGGCACGCTGCGGATTGCGTGGTGATCGTTGAGGGCGAGAAGTGCGTTGACGCTTTGGCGAGTATTGGCGTTGACGCCGCTTCGC